TATTATATGGTTAATTTTAACTTAATTTATTCTCTTTCCTCTTCATTATCACTTTCCTCCTCCTCTTCTTTCTTTTCAGTTTCGTTCTCTTCTTGGATTTCCAGAGCAACATTATCCGTCGTATTCTTCTCTGTGATACTTTGCTTAAAACGAAGGAACTCAATATTGTGAGTAATATACAAATCCTTCAATCGATTGTAATCCTTCAGCATTGTATGGATCATATCTTTTAAATGAAGTGTTTCCTCCTTCATTCTCAACACCTCCGCTTCTACATCGGTCGTCTGTTCGGGTTGCTTATCCACCAGTTTCGGAGGTGTATTTAGTTCCTTCACTTGTGGTTTTCCAGTCTCCAATGCCTTAAGTCGCAACTCGTGATTTTTGAGAACATTAATAATTTGATTCGACATATTATATTATTATTAAATAATAATCTTTATATTATTTTAATTTCTAATTTAAATACATATAAGATGGACTTTCTTAGTGAAACAACAGCAGTAGTTCCAAATGAAAAGACTTTAGGATTTTTTGAACACGTATTCAAATACGATACACATACTAAAGACTATTTTACCACAACCGTTCAATATGTTATTCTCTCTATTATCCCTATTGTCTTATTAAATAAATCCATTCAATATATTATTCCCAAATCTGATGACACAAAGGGAAATATGGAAATCCTAATGGAGATCGGGGGTCAATTAGCACTTATTTATGTTGGTCTTTTCTTAGTTCATCGAATTGTATCCTATCTTCCACTCATCTACAACAACGCACATTTCGAAGAAGTAAACCTAATCTCCTTCACACTTCCATTCCTTGTGATTGTATTAAGTCTTCAGACCAAACTGGGAGAGAAAGTAGATATTCTTTACCGACGTGCCGTTCATTATTGGACTGGTGTCGAACCACCTAGTTATCACGAGGAAGAACATGAGGAAGAACCAGCAGTTCAGGTTCGACAACCTATTATGAGAGCAGAGACAAGACAATCCATTCCAGAATATCAAGAGAGAAAAATGACAAGTACGGATATGAACCGTGCCGTCCAGTATAATGAACCACAGCCTCAACAACAACCTCAACAACAGCAACAACCTCCTAATTTTGATGCGATGATTGAACCGATGGCCGCGAATGAAATGGGTGGAAGTGGATTTTCAGCATTTTAAATATTAGTATAAACATACATATATACTACTATTTAATCAAATGGATGAGATTGAACGACTTCTTGTTCTTCTTGAAGATGAAGGAAATGATAATATTCTCAAATATACAAACACAAGTATTAAACGACAAAAGAACCAAATCCTACAAGAATTGGGATTACCAAGAGAAAAATTAAAAAACATCCACGAAAAACTACAACAATATCGATATGTACTTGACTTGGCAGATATTCGATATGGTTCTTATATTCGGTGGATTCCTTTGAAAAATCCGCAACGTGTGTATTTAACTACTGGAGGTATAGTATTGGATATTAAGATCCTCGATTGTATTCATATTGTATGTAAGAATAACCGAAATCAATTATTTCAAATCAAATTTGATGAAGTGTTAATCTTTCAAAAAATAAGCGATCAAGAACAACTTGTTTTAAATATATTGGACTTTATAAAAAAACATAATATTGATCTCCATAAATCCTAAATATTTATAGGTATGTAATATAAATGAAGTATATTGTATTTGACTTAGATGAAACTATCGGTCATTTCGTTCAATTCAATTACATTTATCGAGCATTTAAAAGATATTTAGGTCGTGAATTAGATATAAATGAAGAGTTCTTCTTGTTTGATTTGTTTCCGGAGATCTTTCGTCCAGGAATATTTAAAGTATTTCATACTATTTACACCACACGAACCAAGGATAAAATCAAGGTTATTCTCTTTACCAACAATCAAGGAGAACCCTCGTGGGCACAATCCATCTTGAATTATATTCATTATAAAACAAAACATACTATATTTGACCGCGTCATTGGTGCTTATAAAGTACATGGAATATTGAATGAACCTCGGCGAACCAGTATGGATAAGAGTTATAAGGATTTGAAAAATATTATCCATATTCGAAAGAACGAACCCGTTCTCTTCTTTGATGATCAAGTTCATCTTAAAATGTTATCCTCAAATGTATCCTATGTTATGCTAGAACCTTTTAAAAAGATGTATACTACTGAAGAAATTATTCAACGAATTCACAAGAAAATACCTATTCATAAAAATAGAGAACTTATTAATTATATTACGACCTACAATAGTTATTACAATGATTACGTGTCCTTCGAATATGGTTATGATACACGAGAAGAATCAGTTATTCAATATCACGTAGAACACTTTCTCTCCTTGTAAATTCTCAAACACGTGGAACACGTCTTGTCCCTCTTCCATGTTTTTTTACAGCTTTTTTAGCGAGACGCAGTGCCTTGCTATCTTCTCGACATTCTCTCTCTAAAATATCGAAATCAACCGCTGCGGATTTACCTCCGGAAATAGCACTTGCTAAACGAGCATACGCCCATGATTGAGGAGTTTGGTTAGGGCGTGACCCCGAGGAATAATACGCACCTTTACCTCGTGATAGGATCTCACGCATTCCTTTCATAGAACACCCCGTTCGTCGTGCGAGTGTAAGATTAGGAACCAGTGATTCTACATTATAAATACGTTGAGCGTTTCGAATGTGTGGCGAACGCCGGTTCTTAAAGGTTCGGACTTTCTCTCGAATATGATACTTCCCTTTCTTATATTTCTTCTGGGATTTCTTCAGTTCTCTCCTCATTTTCTTTTGATCCGCTTTGCTTAAATGAGAAGGTATATACCGTCGTGGGAAACTTGTCATGTATATAATTGGATTATATTAGTTTCTATACCTTTGGAAATTTAAAACACCCACTAGGAACGTAAAAAATTAACAAAAAATGTAAAATCAAAAGTAGGGTTACACCTTACGATTGTCTAACTTTTTCCACTTCTTTTTTATTTGAAATGGTGAAAGACGAATTTGTTTTCTGAAACTCACACGGTCGTTGTTGTTTTTCAATCCACAACTTTGTTAGTTTCATGATATTGATTGCTGAATTTACGTCTCGTGTTCTAAATACGATTTTTTTGTTTTCGCAACTCATGCAGTTAGAACAGACCAAAAGACGAATCTCTTTTTTCATTTGTTTATTTCTGTAATATTCCAAATCTCCAAAGCAATCGCAACATTTTTGAGAAGTATAACACTCATTTATGGTAATTGTATCATACTTTTTATGAATTAACTTTCGTAATCCTTTATTCATCGTAGGCATAATATGCTTCATTTGTGTAGACCTACTCCAATTACCATAACCTATCAATAAGTTCTCACTAAAGGTTTCTTTTATTTTATTCAAAAAAGTATCTATTGATTTCTTACTATAACTATATTGTCGAAATCCCATTTTCCTCCATACTTCTCTTTGGTAAAAATCTTTCACTTCCTTATTAAGTTTATCTTTTTCAACCAAATATCTTTTGAATAATTCAATATCAACAGACTTACTATTTTGTATAATTTTTATTTATAAATTATAATATATAAAATTGAAATATAACTAATAGTTAACTAAATTAGTTAAAAATATAATATTTAGATAATATAATATGCCTATTTACACTTGTGAACGTTGTTTAAAAGAGTTTTCTCAAAAATCACACTACAACATGCATCTAAAACGAAAAAAACCTTGCCAAAATAATAAGAGTAAGATAGAAGAAGTTGTTGAGAAGATGGTGAATGAGAAAATAGATAGTAGTTTACATAAAAAAATGATTATAAAAAATACAAATAGTATAGTTCAAACACAAAGTAATATGGATATGAAACCGAAATTTGAAGAAATGAAAGTTAGTGAATTAAAAAAATATTGTAAAGATAATGGAATTAAAGGTATTAGTGGTCTAAAGAAACAAGATATTATTAATAAAATTGTAAAACTAAATACTAATAAATTAAATGATATAAATATAATATCCAAAAATATCGAAAACACATATAATCATAATTTTAAGGTATTAGATTTATTTTGTGGTTGCGGAGGAATGACAGAAGGATTAAAAAGAACATTAAATGTAGTATGTGGCGTTGACGTGTGGGACAAGGCAATAGATAGTTATAAAAAAAATCATAATCATTTATCATTTTGTGAAGATTTAACTAAATTTCCACCTCAAGAATTAGAAAAAAAAATTAATACAAATATTGATATTATTGTTGGAGGACCCCCGTGTCAAGGGTTTAGTATGGCAGGTAAACGAGATAAAAATGACCCAAGGAATTCATTATTTATGGAATTCTATAAATATATTTCATATTTTAAACCAAAGGCATTTATTATGGAAAATGTAATGGGAATTTTATCAATGAAAATGAAAAATAATGAAAGAGCAATTGATATTATTATGAATAAACTAAATGAAAACTACAATTGTTGTATTAATAAATTATACGCAAGTGATTTTGGTGTTCCACAAAATCGTAGGCGTGTAATTATAATAGGAATTAGGAAAGATCTCAATATAATTCCTACAGAAATTGAAAATATCATAAAAGATAAAGATATGCGTGTCCCTGTTTCAAAAGTATTAGAAGATAAAGAAGATGTTGATAAAAAATATTATTTAAGTGATAAGGCGATTAATGGAATTAAAAAAAAAAGAGAACGTATGAAAGAAAAAAAAAATGGGTTTGGGGCGCAATATTTAGATTTAAGTAAGCCATCTTATACAATCCCAGCACGTTATTGGAAAGATGGTTATGACGCATTAGTAAAATATTCAGATCATGAAATACGTCGTTTAACAATAAAAGAGTTAAAACGAATTCAAAGTTTTCCAGATAGTTATATTTTAGTTGGTAATAAACGAGAACAAATTACGCAAATTGGGAATGCTGTTGCGTGTGAATTTGCGTATCATTTAGGTAAATATATTAACAATATTCTTCAATAATCAAATCTTTGAATATATTACAATTTGAACGAAATTGTGAATAATTGCGTGAGTTTCCTTGATACATTCCACTATCAAATATAATTTTATGATTCCGAAATAACATAATAAATTTTTTAAAATCTATCGTATTTCCTATTAGCATTTTTGAATATTTATTTTCATTATTTTTTTCAAATATTATAAACCCATTCTTATTAAATTTATTTTCTACAAATTTTTTAATATTTTCTTTCTTCCAATATTGTAGAATTATATATTCTTGTTTTGTAAATAAAGTAGGAATTTTAATATTACGAGTATCTTTTTTATTGGAATATACAATATAAATATTGTTATTATTATCTATTATAATAATAGTACCATTATAATTCCATTCATTATATTTTGGAATACAACTTCCTGACCACGAATATCGTTCTTTATCTATATTGTAATTTCCAAAATATTTCATAAAATCATTACGTGTTATATTAAATGGAATATGATTAAATGTTTTCATATAATCATCTTGTTTAAATATGTAAGCATTTGATGACCAATCACCAAAACTAATTTTTTTTGATTGTTTTTTTATTTCCCATCCTTTATAATCTGGTTCATTTTTAGAATTATGTTCTAACCCCAACATTTTTTCAATATAATGTCCTTCATCTCCACAATGTTTAGAATTAGTTTTTAGATATTTTGTATTTTTTAATTTTGTATCAAATATATGTTTTATCTCATTTAGAGAATTTTGTTTATCATAATTTTTATAAAAGTGGTCGTTTATTTTTGTAAGTAAAACTTTATCACAAAAGCATTCTTTTTTTGTAATACTTTTGTTAAATTCTTTACATATTAGATCTAGTTTCTTCTTTTTAAATTTATTAGGTTTAATAATTATGTTTGATGCTGTGCTATCCATAATGAATTGTTATTTCTTACAATTACTTTTAGATTATTTGATTTCAATCTTATCCAATTACTTAAATCAATTTTATAATGATAAGTATTTTTAATCATTATACAATATAATATGCCTAAACATGAAAATAATGGATAACGCAAGTAGTCGTAGACATCAAAGTATAAAAGATTTAATTAACAAAGAAAATAAAATACTTTACAGCGTCCCTTATCAACATTTTACAAACGCGATTGAGAATTGGTTTAGTGTAATGAAATCAAGTTACAAAAGAAAGATGGATTGACATATAATAATTTGAAACGAAATATACAAAATGTTATAGAAGAAATACCAGAAACTATATTTACAAATATTTTCAAAGGTAGTTACGAAAGAAATATTGAAAAAATTAAGAAAAGGACACGAAAAAACTATTTATAAAGTGGGCGCTTTAAATGTTCAAATGTGTAAATAAACCATAATAAGAAGTTGCTATATCGAGAATAATGTATAATCCCGCTGTAAACGCGATTTCATTATGTTCTTTTCTCACTTGAAGAGGAAATATAGGATTGTATGTAATGAGGAGAATAAATCCAATAAGGAATCTATATATCATATTCAACAAGGTAACATATTTCGCGGGAGTCTGATAGAGGTTGAAGAGAGAAAGAAAGTAGATCACATAAATTGAATATAATAAGATATAATATAAATAAAACTGAAGATTGGAATATTCCATTTATATTATAATAAGATATTTGTATTGTGTATTTTGTTCTTGTAAATATCCAATGTCCGAGCACTAGCATCTTTTGCATTGCTTACAAAACGGGGCAACCAATACTCAGGAATGACATTTTCACACCCTTCATAATAGGATACATACACATTGAAATAATAGTTTTGTTCCTTTGTTTGAGGAACCATTGTGAGACATGTATTTTTTCTCTCAAGACTTTTTTCCGAAATATCATATTTTTCCACAAAGGCCTGAATAATCTCATACCACGATTTTGTATGAGAAGAAATACCATCACTAAATGCTTCCTTGGTTCTCCACAATACTGAAGGGGGTAGAATGTTCTTCTTGGAAAAAGCGTTTCGTAATAGATACTTCTCACAATGTTTTTTCGTGGTGTCATATCGTAAAGATTTCGAAATGGATAAATAGGTTCTTACAAACTCTTTATCCAAGAAAGGCGTTCGAGGTTCTAATCCATTGGAGGAAATAGAACGATCCGATCTCAAGACATCATAATAATGGATATTCTTCAACAATCGCCTACACTCCTTATCAAATGCATCTGCCGTAGGTGCCATATGGAAATACAAATATCCACCACATACTTCATCAGATCCATCACCGTTAAAAATGACCTTCGCATCACTATGGTCGGATATGTATTTGGAAATAAGATAATTACCCACACTTGCTCTAACAGTGGTGGTATCATAACTTTCAATGTGATAGATTACGTTGGGAATCGCAGCAAGAAACTCCGCCTCTGTTAAAAGAACCTCTGTATGTTTGGTGTTTAGGAACTTGGCAACCTCACGTGCGTATTTCAAATCCTCTGAACCTTTCAACCCAATACTATACGTTTCTAATATTTGTTGTTTTCCACTTTCATCTATAATATTCTTTACAAGAGAAGTAATGAGACTACTATCAAGACCACCTGAAAGCAGACAGGCAATCGGTCGTTCTGTGGTAGTGACACGCTTTCGAACACTGTTTTCCAACGCTTGATATATCTTTGTATAAGCATTTTCTTCATCGTGAATAGTTTCTTCGTCATCTAATCGATGAAATTCAACATCATCCTCGAGTTGCCATCCTTTTTCGCTCTTTGTATAAGAACGATACGAACTAGGAGGAAATTGTTTCATCTTAATCATTCGGACACTCTCATTACATACCATTTTCATTTCTGAACTAAATCCTAACATCATACTATCTATTCCTTCAATCATCATACTCCATTCATATAAGGGTCGAACACCAAACGGATCACGAGATACATACATCTTTCCCTCATTGTCATCCACTAGAACAAAGGCAAACACACCATCTAACAAGGAAAGTGTTTTGGAAATTCCGTATTTCATATATAAGAGAAGAATAACCTCACAATCACTATTAGTTTTACAATCAAGCTGGTGTTCTTGAATTAATTCTTTGTAATTGTATATTTCTCCATTACAAATAAGGGATACATTATTTCTATGAAAAGGTTGATTAGAAATTTCATCCAATCCGTTGATTGCCAAACGATGAAACCCGAGGAAATAATCTTTCTCTTCATTGTATTCCACAATACTATGCTCGGGTCCGCGTCCTCTACCCAACATAAAAGGGGGTCGTATCATCTCATAAACAACCTTACGATACAAGGGTGGAACATCAAAAATCGAGTAAATACCGCACATACTATAAGAATTTAATTATCTTTAATATATATTTGAATAAATGTAATAATCTTCTTGAATATATATATATGGAACGTATTACACACGGATTATTTTATTGTAATAATGAGAAATTGGATACTATGAATGAATCGATATATAACCGAAATTTTTCATCGGTTCCTTTACAAAATGAATACTTGGCTCGTCCCTCTTATACACGACGTGTTTTGTTCCCCATCATAGATTGTCATGGAATGTCTAAGACAAAATGTGAGACTAATGATAAACCATATTCCCCTGAGAAAATATTTAATCCTTCGGATAGTGCACCCTTTTCTGGGTGGGCGTCTGCGATTGATGATGATTCTAGGTTACGAAATATCTTTATGACCAATCAGAAATGGTGTGATCAGACATTGTATGTTCCTTCTTCAAAGAGTTCTCTCTATACTACAAAACAAGGACGAAATTTTATTGATGAAGAGAGAACTATCCAACATAAGGAACAACTTCAAACACAACACCCCTTCTTATTTAGAAATGATAAATGTGTGAGTAAGTATGGAGATCAAAAACCAGTATCTTTCTCTCGTCATAAAGATATGTTCGGGGATCGAATGTTTTATAATCACACACGTCAACAGTTGAAGGAAGTACCCCTCAAAAATTCTAGATAGGTTTATACTCTCTATATATTATAGAGTATAATACTATGGATTATGATCATTATATTATCAACAAACAATACATTCCCTACTTGAATAAGAGAGAAAAAAAGGTAGAACCAAACAAAGAATTAAGAGAGAAATACAAGAAATATCGATACAACATTCATCAATTGATGGAACGTTCTCTCTCTCAAGAAGAAGGTAATGAAGAAATTCGAAATACATGTATCCATTTCATCCATAAATTATCCTCCTACCTCGAATTTAATGATGAAGTTAAAAATATACAACGTGAATTATCCGGATATGGAAGAGAGAAACGAATTGAACCCATCGATCTAAGCGATAATTCCCTTCCTTTAGAACCTTCTTTCCAACAACGGACGTGTCGAATTGAAAACAATATGTCCATTATTATTCGAAAACATAAGAGAGAAGATGTGATTGTTCCACGAATTAAAAATTATAAAAAATAATTGTATTAGTATATATAATGTCAATAGAGAATGAACTCTTTCAGAATGTAAGTTGGATAAAAAAATCGAAGGATGGAGCAAGTTGTTCCCCGAATCCAAATAATTCTCTCCCTTATACATGTTATACCTCGGAAGCGTTGAATAAACTGAAAATCTTATGGAACGCACGACACCCCGATGATAAGATTAAGACAAACAGTCCTCGCGAAATCTGGAAATCCTTGAAAAGCAAGATGAGTAACGTATGTGATATCGAGACATGTTGGTTAAAACAGAAATTTATTAAGGAAAATGTAGACAGTAATATCTTGAATTATACATTTGCTCCTCAATCTCCTGCATCGTGGAATGATAATCCTACGGAATGGTTATCAACTACAGATATTATGAAAGTTATGAAACAATATGAAAAGTATTTTAAATGTTTTTCTTTCTTGGGACCCTCTCCTATTGATTTTGATACACAAAAGGCATTTGGAGAATGTGTTTGGGATGAATTATGTAATTTTAAATTAACCGATTATATTCAAGATAATAAGAATAAGATTGGAATTATTTTTAACACTGATAAACATTATAATTCCGGCGAACATTGGGTGGCGATGTTTATTAATATCAAAAAGAAATTGATCGTATATTTTGATAGTTATGGGGATCATAATGGAAGAAATCCTGTTCCAAAAGAAGTAATGCGATTGGTTCATCGTATTATTCGGCAAGGTAATCAAATCGGTATTTCTTTTGAATTTATATATAATAAACTTCGACATCAATATAGTGATTCTGAATGTGGAATGTATTCTATTTATTTTATTGTGGAGATGTTAAATGATACACCTTTACCTTCTTTGTTGGAACAGAAAATCAGTGATGTGAAAGTATTCACTTTAAGAAACCATTATTTCAACAAGACTAATATAAAAAGTAATTCATAGAATATAACATAATGAGTATTGTTAATTGGAATAAGAATGTTAATTTTTTGGAAAGCATTGTAACAGAATATATACAGGAAGCAGGTCTAGGAGGAAAGAAAGATAAAATCTTTCAATATTTCCATTATGTGGTAAATAAATATCATGGAATTCGATTTGAGTATAAGAATGTAATGGATTTGAATAAAAGTATTCTTCAAGATGTTAGTGAATATCTACAACAAGTGAAAACGAAGAAAAAACCAAAAGTTCAAGAAATATATAACCGTGAAGATATTATACGCAACCGCCATCAATCCTTTGAGAGAGAATATGAAATGAAAAAGAATGATTTTGAAAAATACGCAAATAAAAAACAAGTGGAAGAAATTGATTTTCGAGATAAGACAAAAGATCCAAATATTAATATTGATGATTTAATGGAACGAATCACCCAAGAACGAGATAAGGATCTCACAAGTAGTCAAAATGTGGATGAAAAACGTGTGAAAGAATGGATTACAAATGGTGGTGATATTCAGGAGAATATGAATAATTTTATCTTAGAAAAACAAGGAGATATGACTCAACCTCTACAAAAGAAAGTGAAAAGTGAAATCATCGATCAATTGGCAGAAGAAATGGTTCATCAACGGAAGTATGATACATATCCATCTATTTTGAAAACGGATAATTCAAGTGAACCGAAGAGAGAAAAAAGTGTATCCTTCGAAGAACCCCTCTCAACCTTCAAGAATAAAATTAAACGAACCAATGAAACTATTCAGAATGAGATTACCATGCGAAATATCTATGATTATATTCAACAAATGAATGATACCATTCAGATGAAACTCAATGAAATCAGTCTTCGAATAAACCGACTTGAATTGTCGGGTAATATTTTAGATTTGTAATAAATTTATAATTCACGTATGATTTTTGCTTTTTTATTACGAATTACTAGTTTTCCAATATAGATAGGTGTGACACTTGGATCCGTCTTTGCACGCTCGAATGAATCGTAATCATAGACTTCATCTGTTCGCGTTCCATCCTCATTCAATCGCACCTTATACTGTTTAGCACCTAATTTTAATGTTACCCCCTTCCACGCAATGATTTTCGTATTGATATTTGCTTGTTCGTCACTCTGTTCTCCTTTATATGAAGGTGTATAGGAAAATGTATCAGGGGAAGAAGTTCCAAACGAAAAACAAGATAATCCCTCTTCATTCCCATCTTGTGTATGAATGACACAATCAATCGACGCTTCTTTCACAAGAGTAAGTAATTGACGATTAATTTCCTCTTTAATACTGGAAATCTCATACAATGCTTCGTCACTTGTTAAAGGTGTTTTATTATCAATACGACTTACATCTTTCAATCGTAATTCAATAGATTTATCACCCGTTTTTTGTTCCTTAGTAAAGGTCATTAAGTACAAGAAGACTTGGATCGTTCGGTGACGTTCGGGTAGATCTTCGTGCGAACAAATACGACGTGCTCTTCCTATCACTTGATCGATACGAACAGGATGCCAGTATGATTCCATTAAATGAACGTAACGAACATTCCGTAGATTAATACCTTCCGCACCCGACGCGGTAATCATAAGTATTTTAATTACTTCTCCATAATAATTATTTTTTCCTAGGGTCTTCACTTCTCTCCGTAAAGAAGAAGGTAAAGCACCCCAATGACTATTAAATACATTCTTGATAATCTCCTTTTCTTCTTCGGTTTCAGTTCCTGTATGGAAGGCATACATCGGTTTATTACGGTCTTCTTCAGGAATATCAAGTTGCCATTTCGTTCCATCAACTTTCTTGATTTTGAACTTGGTAAATCCATTTGCCTCCAATACAAGACTGAAAATACCAATCCCTTCCATTGTACGGAATTGACTATAAATCAAATGTAATCCATCTGTTTCTACATTCGACATCTTATCTTGAATCATTTCAAGCATTTGTAAATATTTCGGACTATGAATTTCAAGCGAGGACTTGTTTAATAACTCTTCTTTTTCCTCTTTCAATTGTTTCAATGTTTTCTTGATATTTGTCTCATACATTGGGTCTCGCCCTTTTTCCAACTTCTTCTTAATATCTTCTTCGTCATCTGGAGAATAAACACCATCTGGATTTCGAAGCACTTCCTCGGGTGTAACATTCTCAATAAGAGTTTCATCAACTGGTTGCCCTTCCTCCTTCTTTGGCATAGGTCGTTTCATTTCTGTGGGGAAGACGAAATTACAAAAGGCGCGAGAAAAAATACGATAGGTTGAGGAAACTTCTTGATAAATATCGTTCGATGCTTGATTTTCTCTCCTTCGTCGTTGGCGTGTTGAATAAACTTCATTTTCTCGTTCGCTAATTCGTGCTCGTTCATAAATTCCAAATTGGTAATCACTCATCTCCGTTTTAATGACATGAAAATCCGTTGTTGGATTATACTTCGGCATAAGTTTTTCTTGTGCACTTCGGAAATACGATGCTAATCCCAATATCCGCCTCTTAAACATATTTCCATTTGTGATATCTCCATTATCTTTCACGAAATAATTCTTGAACTCATTGAAATCATCAGGTAATGCTCTGTTTCGCTTAATTTTAACTTGTTTCATATACACTTCAATATCGTTTTGTTTTAATGTACGGAAAATATATTTCTCAAATTCACGATCTGCGATGGAGGCGCGTTCGTCTTTTGTAACACCTTGATGGTTTCCTTCTTTTCTTTGTGACCTAAATCCGAAGGGATTACGTGTTACAACCAGTGTATTCGATGTAGGTTTATAATCAATATAATCTAATATCGCATATCTAGAAAATATATTCTTTAAATAATTTAGATCAACTTTTCTATCCGTCTTGATATTTAGTGGAATGATCCATGTCTTAATATATCCACGCAATATATTAAACATAATACCCAACTCATTCGGGTAATTAATGATGGGTGTTCCAGAAAGCAATACAACACGACAATTTTCAGCATTTAATAAGTAATGGTATAATTGCATGGATAAAGAAGAGGATTTCTTTAATTTTCCAATGATTCGACTTACGAAATTATGTGCTTCATCAATGATCACTACTTTATTATCAAAAGGATTAATCGTTCCTTCTTTCGATAATTCATCCAAATGAGAAAGACGCATTCCATTGTAATTGATAAACTTATACTTCGAGCGTATCATTTCATTCAATTGTTTATCGAGACTGTTTCGCTGAGATGTATTCAATGTATGATAATTTCCTTCTTTTTGCATATTCACTAACCACGCTCCTTTCTGTTTTTTAATATAAGAAATAGGTAGTTGTAAAGCGCCAGAGAGAGTAGCGATTTTTCCCTCATCACTTGATTTATCCACCTTAATAAATTCCCAAAATTGTGTCTTTTTATACATCGCGTCACCACACTTTTTCAACTCGGATATATAATTGCTACGCAGGGCGGCAGGGGTCATAATAATGACTTGATGGTCGCTTTTTAATCCTTCCGCAATGGCAATGGAAGAACACGTTTTTCCCGACCCTAGACCGTGATAGAGGAGTAATCCACGATAAGGAGTGTATAGATTGAGATAGTCACGGACGATTTTTTGGTGCGTGAGAAGAGAGAACTCCATGGTTTCTTTCCGCTTTTCACAAGAAATATCTTCACTTGAAGCAGTTAATTCATCCTTATATTGTAAAAAAAGACTATTGATGAAATTAATAAACTTTTCACGATTATTCAAATAGTAAGAAGAGGCAACAAGCGGTGGAATCGTATCGTGTTTGATACGTTCTTCGATTCGAACATCGCCAATTTCCATCATTGTTTCAGGGTATTCCGCAATCACACTTAAATCTGGTTTCTTTAATCGTCTTCCGACTTCTTTCGCTGGATCAACCTTTACTTTCAACTTCAACTTTTTCTTTGGTTTTTCCACTATATTTAATGGTTCTTCTTCTTTCGTCTCCATCACGGTCTCTTTCACTATCTTCAACTTCTTCTTTTTCTCTTTCGGACGCTGTGTCACTGTATCGTGTTCGATATCACCCACTTCATCCATTTCTCTATTACTTTCCTCTTCTACATGTTTCTTCAATATTTTCCTTGTCATATCCTCCTCGGGAATATGGGGAACAACCAACCCTTTCTCTCTTAAGGAGGCAAGAAACTTTTCTCGATCAAATGTGGTTTCCTTTGACATATCCACAATTTTCACAGGTTTCTTTTTCACCACAACAGGTTCGTCTCCTTTCTTTTCTTGTCGTCGTGCTTCTCTTCTTTTTCTTCGTTCTTCCTTTGTTTCTTTAATACGAACCTTGAATTCCTTTCTTGATTCAGGGATTTCTTTTACTTTTAATTTATCTAAGAGAGAACTCATATATATATTGTGTATTATAAAATTATTATATTCCTAAACAATAATATTATAAAATTGTATATGAAAGTTTTTGTATGTATTTTCACCCATAAAATCAAGGGAAGTGTGTATTTCATTCAAGAAAGTGCGGATGCACCTGTTCTTATACGAGGTATACTTTCCTCGAATTGTATACGAGAACGTTCACATAAAGCGATCCATATTCACGAATTCGGAGATTTGAGTTTAGGATGTAGAACGTGTGGTGACCACTGGAATACAACCTCTTATCCTCATGGAGGATTACACGACCATCGTAGTCATAGTGGAGATTTAGGAAATATATTATTCAGTTCGAAAGGTATTTCCAAAATACATATGGAAACGAACAAACTGACACTTTACGGAAAACATTCTATTCTAGGTCGTTCTCTCATTATTCATGAAGGAAAAGATGATTTAGGAAGAAGAAATACCTATGAAAGCAGAACGACAGGAACTTCTGGAAAACGAATGGATTGTGGTGTGATTGGAATCGCACATACGAATATTCTTCAACATTATACCAATCTTTGAATTGCTTGTTCGGACGCTAATTGTTCTGCTTTCTTTTTAATTTTATGTTGTCCTGTTCCTAATTGTAAGAATATCCGATTTTTCTCATTCAAGACCGCATGAATATCTTGAATAGAAATATGATCCGACCATATCTCGGCATCTTTAGGGTTTTGTATATGAGACGGAATGTGGAGACAGAGATAAACACCCATCGTATATACCCCTTCGTCATTCAGGTCGATAATGAGATAAGTTGGTGTAACCTTGAATTCTTGTTGGATTTTCACTTGTAATATATTCTTATAATTATCATCGGTTCGGATTAATTCAATCCAATTCACGTGTTTTTCAAAAATATTTTCAATGAAGATCTGTGCCATTTGGAATCCGGGTCCCGTAGAAAATACGTGGTTGAACCACTTATCCTCATCGTGAATTTGTATTTTATTAAAATCGAGAAATAACGCACCTATAAAGGCCTCGAATAAACAACCTAGGCGTTTATAATTTGTTCGAATGTTTTTTTCCTCCGCATGTTTTGAAATAATAAACCATTTATGTAATCCAATTTCATACGCAAGTTTCCCAATATGTTCGTTCTTCACAAGCGCGATCTTCTTTTCTGTCATAAACCCTTCATTCTCTTTTGGAAATCGTTTATATAAATAATATTTTGTAACACATTCCAATACACCATCCCCCAAAAATTCCAATCGCTCATTCGATTTCGTTTTCAAAGGAATACAGTCTTTGGGACATGGTTCAATGGTTACATTTAAACTTTTGTTTTCTAAATCAGGATTTTTCAAATAGGATTTATGGATAAACGCACGCTTATATAAATGAATATTATGAATTGTAGAAGGAATATTATATTTTTTTAATATTTCTTCTATTTCATACTTCGTAATTTCCTTATTTAAAGGATTGTAAGGAGAGAATACTAGATCTTCCGTCATAATGTTATCTAATAGTATTGTGTTCTTTTTAATCTATTTTCCTAATATATTATGAAAGGATATAAATATATACATCTTCTCTTCTTAAGATGAAATACAAAGTTGTCGTTGATACAAGAGAGAAAAAGTTAATTCAATATTTGAAAAAGGTAATCCCGACTACATTATCTTCGATTGAAATCAAGGTGCTTACTCTAGGAGATGTTCTCATTACAAATGAAGAAGGAGATATTATCTTTGTGATTGAGAGAAAATCCATTGCGGATCTTGCTGCTAGTATTCTGGATGGAAGATATACAGAACAATCCTACCGCTATAATAAAATGAAAACACATAATCATAATATTATTTATATTATTGAAGGAGTGATGAATGACCTAACACTTCGTTTTTCTAATATCGATAAGAAATCTATTTATTCTGCTATGATTTCGATTCAGTATATGAAAGGGTTCTCTCTTTTTCGTAGTTCCAATTTGGAAGATACAGCTTATTATATTTCTCGCCTCGTCCATAAACTAAAACAACCCAAGAAAACACTCTACTATAAAGAAGGACATGAAAAGAGAGAAAACACCACAATTATGGTTGATATCTCCGGAAATGGAACTTGTACACAGACCGACCCATCTATTACTCAGTTTGAATACACCGACACAGTGAAAAGCAGTGTGAAGAATAAACAAATTACAAAGGAGAATATCAATGTGTTATTTTTAAATCAAATACCCTTTGTAAGTCATACCACCTCGAAATGTATTGTGGAGAAAGTCGGTAGTATCTACGAACTTGTGAAACACTTGAAAGAGGATGAGTGCTATTTGGATACATTTAAATACATGAATTCCAGTGGAAAAGAGAGAAAACTTAGTAAAAAAAGTATTGATAGTATCAAACATTATTTATTATAAAGGGTGTTTAGACACAGAAAGTAATAATCATATTGGAAAGATGATCCGATGAAATACTCTCTATCTTATGATACTTAATAATATTCTTTGTCTGAATTTTATAATATTCTCGTGTAAATGGATTGGAGAGAAGTCCATCCAATCCCCATTCCCAAGGTTTATCAAGATGGTGTCGAATAAAATCAAGGGTGAGATTAGGGTTCCAAGGAATACCGTATTTTCCCCAATTCCAGTCTTTATCCATATGTTTCTCAATGAATTCAGGAGTGACTGCCGGATGAGAAGAGANANCTTCTAAGGTGGAAAACTTATCCATATACTTTTCAATAAAGTTGAGTGTTAGAGAGGGATTATATTCCAACGCACCATCCCACTGCCACGAATTACCACGATAGTCTCGTACATTCATATATTTTTCAATGAAGTCCGGAGTAATGACCGGATTACACGATAGTGCCACCAAATCCCACGGTTTATCCCAATGTCTTTCTATGAATTCTTGTGTAATATTTCGATTGGAAGAAATCCCCCACACACCCCAACAAAACATATTATTCAGTCTATTCATATGGCGCTCTATGAAC